AGTCGAGCGGACCCTGGGCAAGAGCGCCAACACGGCCGAAATCACGATCTACGGGCTGACCGCGGACCATCGACACCGCCTCTGTGCGCTCCGGCGCGTCGGGGTGCGCCTCGAGGCCGGGTACGAGGACGAGATCGGCCTCATCTTCGCGGGGGACCTGCGCACCGTGGTCGTCGAACGCGAGGGCGCGGACTGGAAGACCAAGCTCACGGGTGACGACGGAGGCCCAGCCATCCGGGGCGCTCGCGTGAACGTCTCGCACGGACCAGGCGCGACCGTCGAGGCGGTCCTGACGGACGCCGCCCGCGCCATGGGCGTCGGCCTCGGCAACGCCATGACCGCCGTGCGCAACGGCAACCTCGAAGGTGCCTGGCAGGTCTTCGTCGAGGGCGTGGTCGCGAGCGGGCCGGCATCGCGCGAGCTGGACGGTCTGCTCGCCAGCACCGGCCACGAGTGGAGCATCCAGAACGGGGCCCTCCAGGTGCTCAGGCGCGGCCAGGCGCTCGGCGGCTTCATGTACCGACTCTCCCCCGAGACCGGCCTGCTCGACAGCCCCAGCGTTGCCAAGGGCGTCCTGAAGGCCAAGACGCTCATGCTCCCGCAGCTCGGCCCGGGGCAGCCGATCGTCGTGGACTGCGAGACGCTACACGGCGCGTTCCGCGTCACGAAGGTCACGATCAACGGAGACACCGCCGGCGACGACTGGGGCTGTGAGCTCGAGGGCAAGGTGCCGACCGCATGAGCCAGCTCCTCGAGCTCCTCGACGCGGCCCTCGACGCCCGCCTCGTCGACGTGCACACGGCGCTCCCCGGCCGGATCGTGTCCTACGACGCGGAGCACCAGACCGCCGACGTGCAGCCGATGCTGCGCCGCGCCCTGCAAGACCAGGACGGCGAGAAGGTGCTCGAGGCCCTGCCGATCCTCCCGTGCGTCCCGGTGGTCTTTCCGAGGGGCGGTGGGTGCTTCGTCTCGTTCCCGATGGCGGCGGGGGACGGGGGCCTGCTCGTGTTCTCCGAGCGCGCGATCGACCGATGGCGCTCGACCGGCGAGAACGCCGACCCGGGCGACCTGCGCATGCACGGCCTCTCTGGCGCCGCGTTCTTCCCTGGCCTGTACCCGCGCGCGGACGCCCTCGCGGACGCCGACGCGACCGAGATGCGGCTGGGCCGCGACGGTGGCCCGCAAATCGCCGTCACCGGAGCGGGCATCGAGATCGGTGCGGGGGCGACCGAGCACATCGCCCTCGGGGACGTGCTCCAGACCTTCCTGGATGCGTTCCTGACCGGGTTCCTGGCGCACGCTCACCCGTCGAACGGGTCGCCTCCGTCGCCTCTAGTGCCGCCACTCGGACCGTCAGCCCCGACCGTCGCCTCGGCGGCGCACACGGTGGAGCCATGAGCGCGCTACTGCGTCGGGAGTGCAGGTGGGCCATGGACCTGAAGATCGACCCCGAGACGGGCGACCTCGCCCTCGACGACACCGGCGACGTGGCCACCGTCACCGGCGCCGACGCCATCGCGCAGCACATCCGCGTCCGCCTCGGCTTCGTGCGCGGCGAGTGGTTCCTCAACACCCGCGAGGGCGTGCCGTACTTCGAGGAAATCTGGGTCAAGGGCGCCGACCTCGCCCGCGTCAAGCGCGTCCTGCTCGACGCCATCGTGAAGACCCCCGGCGTCGTGGCCTGCCCCGTCTTCGCCCTGACCGACCTCGGCGGGCGCCGATGGTCCCTGTCCTTCGAGGCCGTCGCCGACACGGGTGCGCGTCTCGTCTTCTCCGACTTCGTGGTGGGAGGCTGACGTGGCTGGACTGACCTCGGCTGGATTCGTCCGCAAGACCCACGAGGAGGTCAAGGCCGAGATGGACGCCGACGTGCGCGCGGACATCTCGACGACCGTGAACACGTCGAGCGCCGGCGTCATCGGGCAGCTCCTCGGCATCGTCGCCTCGCAGCTCTCCGAGCTGTGGGAGCTGGCCGAGGAGGTCTGGGCGGCGGCGTACCCGGACAGCGCGTCCGGCGCGTCCCTCGTCGAGGTCGCGAGCCTCACCGGCACCGTGCCCTCCGCAGGCACCCGCTCGCGCGTGTACGTGACCATCGTCACCGACGCGGACGACGTCACCCTGCCCGCCCTGACGACCGTGGTCAGCGTCGCCGGGTCGCCCACCGTGCGCTTCCGCCTGATCGCGGAGCACACCGTGCTCTTCGCGGGCGGCACGTGGCTGTGGTTCGAGTCCGAGGAGATCGGCGAGATCCATGCGAACGCCGGCACCCTGACTGTGATCGAGACGCCCATCGCTGGGTGGACTGCCGCGTACAACGGGGCCGACGCGGAGCTGGGCGAGGTCGCCGACGACGATGCGGCGCTGCGGCGCAGGCGCTCGCGCGAGCTCGCGGCCCAGGGTGCCAGTCCCGCGGACGCACTCGCAGCCGACCTGCGACGCGTCACCCTCGTGACCAGCGTGACCGTCCTCGAGAACACGCTCGACGTCGCGGACGGCGCGGGGCGGCCCCCGCACAGCTTCGAGGCGCTCGTCCTGGGCGGTGCCGACGCGGACATCGCGGCCGTGATCTGGGCGGACAAGGCCGCGGGCATCGCCAGCGTGGGGACCACCGACGTCACCGTGCTCGACGCCGAGGGCAACGCGCAGACCGTGTCCTTCTCCCGGCCCACCGAGCGCGAGGTCTACATCGACGTGGACGTGGAGATCGACGCGAGCCTGTACCCGAGCGACGGCGACGACCAGATCGCGCAGGCAATCGCGGATTGGGGCGACGCCAACCTCCAGGTCAGCACCGACGTGTACATCTCGCGAGTGAGCGCGTGCGCGTTCGCGGTGGCGGGCGTGGTCAACGTCACCGCGGTGCGGATGGGATTCACCGTCGACCCCGCGGGCACAAGCAACCTGAGCATCGGCGCTCGCGAGATCGCGCGCTTCGACACGGCCCGCATCGTGGTCGCGGAGGTGTAGGGATGGCCTGGTACTTCGACGAGAACAACGCGGGCAGCGCCAACGGCGGCGGCGACGTGATGTTCGATCTCAAGGCTCTTATCCTCGCGCGCGGGGGCACGATCCATCGCTCGGGCGGTGGCACTGGCTCTGGCCTGTACTCCGCGAGCGCCGACGTCTGCACGACGAAGGCGATCATGGCGACCTCGCGCGCGTGGTGGATCATCCTGTACGCGGGTCGGTACTTCTACGCGCAGCGCGGCTCGTACGGGAACTCGTACTGGTGGCTCCGCGTCGGGTACACGGCGCCGACCACCGGTGGCGACGAGGACGACATGCCCACGGCGGCTGACACCCAGGATTGGGACGGCAGCACGAACGCGGGCGCGCTCATCTTCGGCACCGCGAACACGTATCGCTACCACATCGGGGTCGACGACGCGGGCGGAGGGTTCTACGCCTTCGCGCTCACGAACGCGACGGGCGCGGCGGCGGGAGGCATCGTGTTCGATCCGCTCGCTGCGGCCTCGGTGCCAGCAGAGGACACCGATCCTGCTATCTACTACGCGGCGGGCAATTTCTACTTCGGCGACCCGGCCTACCTCTCCGGCATCTCGGATACCTACTCGCCCCGCTCCTGGCACTGCCGTGGCCTCGGCGCGGAGGTGGCGGCCCCGGGCGCGCTCGTGCTCACCGCCGGTGGGTATCCCTACGGCAACTCAACCTCGTTCGTGCGCAATCTAGGAACCAATCCGCACGTGACAGTCGATGATCGGATCGACATCTCTTACGCCCGTCCTGGTGCTGTCTCACAGCCAGGCTGGAAGGGGCGTGGAACGGTGATGCGCTGGGCCGGCGTCGCGCGCAGCAACGGCACCACGATGCGGACGGGCGCGACCATCGATCGTGTGCAGGTGAACGGCATCATCCTGCCCTACGCGAACGCGGAGTGCGCGCTTTAGGCCATGGCGACCTACGACGGCGCGGACAGGGGCGGCGGCGAGGAGCGCGGCATCCTCGTGTCTCCCATCGGCGTCGACCGAGAGTGGATCGTGGTCAGCATGGCGGACACGACACCGCCCGTCATCGACGACGCGGCCTCACCTGACGAAAGCGAGATCGCGCGCAACTCGACCGTGACCCTCCGCGTCACCGACGAGACGGGGTTGCGTCGCGTTGCGGTTTTCGCCCTGTTCGCCAACGGCGACTGGGAGGGCGTCACTGACGGCGTCTCCTTTGCGCCACGCTACGCCGGGTCGCAGCGCAGCGGCACCCCGACCGACTACACGTACCTCTTCCGTCGCGCGGGCGGGTGGCCGTCCGACCCGCTCCTGCGCGTGCTCCCGGTCGACACCTCGGGGAACGAGTCCGCATGACGGACTTTCACTACCACCTGCTCGGTGAGGCACCGGCCACCGTCGAGGAGTCCGACGCCGGCCTGGTCCACGTCACCGACCACGAGACGCGCGGCCTCGCCCGTCTCATCCAGCAGTTCCAGGGCAAGCCGCGAATCGCGTCCCTGCTCCGTGCCCCGCTCGCGCAGGTGCAGGACCTCGAGGACGCGCTGTGGTCGCTGCTCGCCGGGCGCGCCCTGTCCACTGCCGTTGGTGTGCAGCTCGACGGGCTCGGCCAGATCGTCGGCGAGGGCCGCGTCGGGCTCGGCGACGACGACTACCGCGCCCTCATCCGCGCCCGCATCGTCGCGAATCGCAGCGACGGGCAGGGCGACACGCTGCTACGCCTCGCGCGCCTGGTGCTCGGCACGACCGTGACGCTGCGGCTTCGGGAGTACCCGCCCGCGTCCGTGCTCGTCGTCGCCGGCGACCCCTCGGGCGTCATCACCGACTCGCGCGCCGAGATCGTGCGGCGTCTGCTCGCGTTCGCGGCAGCGGGTGGCGTGCGCGTCTTCTTCGGGTGGACCGACGCGCTACCTGTGGCGGCCTTCCTTCTCACCGATGCCGCGATCGTGCCTGACAGCGCGACCGGCCTCGACGACGCAACGGACCTAGGCACGGGCGGCGCGCTCGCCACCGTGGTGGAGTGACAGATGGCCGACCTCCCGAACGACCTCCCCGAGTGGTGCACAGACCCCGACGACGACCCGACCGCGGACATCGTCGCGCCGTCCGCGGGCATCCGCGCCGAGGGCTGGAACCCCGGTGACGGCGTACCCGCGCAGTTCCTCAACTGGTGGCAAAACCTCGTCGGGCAGTGGCTCGTGATGCTGCGTGCGCTGCTGACGAAGAACTGGCGAGAGTCGTACGTCAAGGCCGACGTCGACGGCGACGTGTGGGTGCAGACGTGCTTCGCGTCCTTCGGCGCCGGCATCAATCGATCGGTGCTCATCGGCGCGCACGACTGGACCAACCCGCTCGTCTACTACCGCCTCGGCGCGGAGTGGGCCGTGGCAGGTTCCTACTCGGGGTCGGGCGACTACTACCTCGGCGTGGCGTACGGGGCGGACCGGTTCTGCGCGATCACGCCGGGGGGGCATGCCGAGACGAGCCCCACCGGGAACACGTGGACGGACCGCGGCGCGATGGACGGGATCTCGCCTCGCGCGATCTGCTTCGGCGCTGGCCTGTTCGTCGCGGTGGGTGACCTCGGCGTGATCGAAAACAGCGCGGACGGGATCACGTTCGACAACTGCCTGAACGTCGCCGGCGCGGACTTCCTGGGCGTCGCGTTTCACGGCGCCGCGCTCGGCGTGCAGTTCGTCGCGGTCGGCGAGGCTGGCCGCCTGTACTCCAGCGAGGACGGCGACGCCTGGTCCTCGCGCGCCTCCGGCTTCGGCGCCACGGACATCCGCAGCGTCACGTACGACGCGGTGCACGGCGTCTGGGTCGCGGTGGGCGAGGCCGGCAAGGTCGCGACGTCGACGAACGGGACGGCATGGACCCTCCTGGGTGGCATCGGTGCGCTCGGCCTGACGAACGCCGGGTGCGACGGGCAGGGCACGGTCATCGTGTCGGAGTCGACGGGCCTGCTCTACGTCTCCTACGACGGCGGCGTGTCCTGGGCGAAGGCGTGCCCGGACATCCCGATCACGGCACAGATCGGGAGCGTCGACTACTTCGAGGGGTCGTGGTGGATCGCGGGCAGCAAGGTGCTCCCCACGCCCGGCGCCGCTCTCCTCCAGGGGCTGCAGACATGACCGCCCCGCGCACACGTCGCGCGAAGCGGCGCGCCGAGGACGTCGCCCTCGTCCACCACGCGGGGGCTGTGCGCCGCGTCTGGCTCGTGGCCGCGTTCGCCTCGGGCTTCCTTCTGGCGTCGACGATGGCCCTGCTCGTGGCCGTCCTGCTCGGGGGGGTCGGGTGACCGAGCACCTCATCGCACCGAGCTTCGCGGTCGGCGTCTTAGAGGCCGAGGCCGCGCAGCTCCGCGAGACGACCGGCGACAACCGCATCGCCGTCGCGCTGGAGCGCCTGAACGCGCGCATGGACCAGTTCGAGGTGCGCAAGAGCGACGCCGAGCTGGGCCGCGACATGAAGCGCGGCGCGACGTCGGTGCGCTTCATCCTCGCGGCCGTGGCGGCGATCGTCGTCGCGACCGTCGCCGTGCTGGGGTTTTTGGAGATGCGCGTCGGCGGCATCGTCCGCGCGGCGAACGCCTCGCAGCTCACGCGCCTCGACGTCTCGAAGATGATCGACACGGGGACGCGCGGCTTCGCGCAGCAAGCGATGGTCTACCGACACGATGCGGACATCGGCTACCTGCGCCAGGCCCTTCCACGCATCGAGGCGAAGCAGGACGAGATCCTGGAGCGCCTGCCCCGGAGGTCCCCGTGAAGCAAGAGACGAAGGACGGGTGGCTCTTGTTCGTGTGGGCGACGCTCCTGGCGACGTGCTGCGCGATGGCCTACTGCGAGATGGTGAGGCCGTCGTGACGACCCCGCCCCCGCTGCACATCGTGAAGCTCTGCACGTCGTGCCCTCACCAGGCCCACGCGGGCGCGTGCGTGAAGGGCTGCGCGTGCGGCGTCTCGACCCCGGCGACCACGGTGGAGCAAAAGATCGACATGCTCCTCGCGCTCGTGGGCCGGCTCGACGGGCACGTCCTCCAGGCCGTCGACGAGCTTCAGAAACTGCGGCGCGAGGTGGGCGTGCTCACGGCGCGGCAGACCGTCATCGAGTCCGTCTGCGAGGCGAACCACCCATGAGCCAGATCGTCTATGCAGGCGCGTTGTGCGAGGTCCCCGGGGTCGCGACGTGGATGCCATCCCAGCACGGCATGACCTGGCGCGCGGGCACCTCTCGCGTGCGGGTGCGCACGGTGCCCGAGTCGTTGATCTGCCTGCACGCGACGGACGGCGAGGGCGACGCGCGGCAGGTCTACCGGACGCTCTCCGCGAAGTCGCTCAGCGTCGAGTTCGTGGTCGAGCGCGGCGGGCGCGTCGTTCAGTTCCTCGATCCCGCGAGGTTCCAGGCGGCGCACGTCGGGGGCCTGAACGCCCGCGCGATCGGCATCGAGATCGTCTGCCGCGTTCACGCGGACGGCAATCCGTGGCGTCGCCCGGTGTCCTCGCAGATCGTGCAGGTCGTCGACGCACAAGGGAACTGGCACCGCAGCAACCGCCGCGAGTGCCTCGGACTCCTGCCCGCGCAGACGGACGCGCTGCACCGACTCGTCGACTGGCTCTGCTCTGCCACCGGCATCACGAACACCCTCGCGGACCAGCGGGACTACGTGCCGCCCGAGGAGCGCGCCGCGCTTCGAGGCGTCATCGGTCACGCACAGGTCACGACCGAACACGGGGACCCACCGCTCGACGCGATGGCCCTGTTCAGAGGAGCAACCACATGAGCCACATCGTCGTAGCACTCGTCTTCGCCGTCGTCGGCGCCCTCGGATACCTCGCGTTCTCTCGTCAGCCGACGCCGCAGTCCCAGCTCGCGCACCTGTTCGACGTGTCGTACTGGTGCGGGTTCGCCGCGATCGTCTACCTGCTCTGCGTGGTCGGGGTCTGACGTGGACCCCGCATCGACCTGCACGTCGGCGGACCTGATCCGCGAGGCCACGCCCATCGTCCTCGCCGTCGTGGCGACCATCGTGGCCCCCGTCGTGGCGTACGTGATCGGCCGCCT